GCTAAACAATGGGAAGGTTGGGGCACACAGTTAAAACCTGCACACGAACCCATTGCGTTAGCCCGCAAGCCTATCAAACTAAGCATAGCCAAGAACTGCCAGCAGTGGGGTGTGGGTGCTCTCAACATTGATGCCGCTCGTGTGCCTCATGATGGTCCCAAAGACAAACCAGTGCCTCACGGTGGCAAAACAAGATTACACGAAGACAATGAAGGTTGGCATAAAAATAACACTGGATGGAAACCTTTAGAAGATCCACAAATAAATGAAATAGGCCGTTTCCCCTCAAATGTCATAGGTGAGATCTTGCAAGCAGACTACCAAAAGTATTTCTACTGTCCCAAGGTTGGCCGTGCAGAACGGCACATTGGACACGAGACACCACCGCCCATGTTTGGTGATGTGGCAGGTGCCTATGGTCCTGATGGCAATCGTATGGCAGTGGGCTTTGACAATCGTGCTATACCAACACATCACGGTATGATAGAAGAAATGGGTGGGCATACCACAGAAGGTGGTGGTGTATGGTTGCCACACATGGGAGAAGTCAAAGTTCATGGTATCAAACACGAATATAGTGAATGGTGTAAAACAAATAACAAGACACCTAATGTAGGCAACAACCATCCCACAGTCAAGCCCATTGAACTAATGAAGTATTTGATCAAATTGATTACACCACCAGGTGGCACGGTGCTGGATCCATTCAACGGTTCTGGATCCACAGGCTGTGCCGCAGTGGAACTGGGTATGACCTACATTGGTTGCGAACTGGATGAGCGGTATGTTGAAATTGCTACCCGGCGTATTGAAGCCTGGTATGAGCATTGTAATCCCACAACATTCAATCAGTTGTTTGAGCGAGCGGCCTAATGCCCCTAAGTGCCGCCCAACTCACAGTAGCCAATTCGGACAAACGATTCCGTTGCCTAATGAGTGGTCGACGCTTTGGCAAGACTACCTTGGCCATTCGCGAAATGTGCCGCTACGCACGACTGCCCAATCGCACTGTGTGGTACGTGGCTCCCAGTTATCGTATGGCCAAACAGATTGTGTGGCGCAAACTCAAGCACAGACTACAAGACCTACGTTGGACTGACCGAGTCAACGAAAGTGAACTCAGCATAACACTACGCAATGGCACAGTGATCGCACTCAAAGGTGCTGAAAATGCAGACAGCCTGCGTGGCAATGCCATTGACTTTCTTGTGATGGATGAGTTTGCTGACATCAACTCAGAAGCATTCTACGAAGTGCTACGCCCTACCTTGGCAGACACACAAGGTCACGCCCTGTTCTGTGGCACACCCAAAGGCATAGGAAACTGGAGTTATGACATATATCAAATGGCCCAGGAAGATCCAGACTCGTGGGCGAGTTGGCAGTTCACTACGCTTGAGGGTGGTTTTGTATCCGCAAGTGAAATTGAGTCCGCAAAGCAACTGCTGGATGAAAGAACTTTCCAGCAAGAATTTGAAGCCACCTTTGTAACAGCAGGCAACCGTGTGTGGTACGCTTTTGATCGTGTGCGCAATGTCAGACCCTACACAGGTCAATCAGCCCGCACCACCATTGCCATAGGCATGGACTTCAACATAGATCCCATGAGTGCTGTGGTATTTGCACGTGAAGGTGACACTGTGTGGGCCATTGACGAAATTGAAATGTACAGTTCAAACACCGCAGAAATGGTGCAAGAGATCCGCTCAAGGTACGCTGCTATTAGACCTGAACGCACTTGGGTGTATCCTGACCCAGCAGCAAGACAACGCAAGACATCAGCAGGCGGTGTCACTGACCTTTCAATCCTGCAGAACGCAGGGTTTGTTGTGAAAGCGCCCAACAGCCACAACCCCGTGCGAGATGGCATCAATGCTGTAAATAGTATGTTGTATTCAGCAGGCGGTGTCACAAGATTCTTCATTGATCCACAGTGCCGCAGATTGATAGAGTGTCTGGAACGACACAACTACAAACCAGGAACCACTGTGCCTGACAAAGACACAGGGTACGATCACCTCACAGACGCTGCGAGGTACTATTTTGATTACGTGTGGCCAGTGCGTAGAGATATCGTTATCGAGCCACCACAACGTTGGGGACACGGCATTGGCACGCACAATGCACCTGGCGTCAAACAACAAAGGACCATACGCATATGACCATAATGCAAACAGTGGACGAGCAACTAAGTGCCGTCCTATCAGAAAAAGAACTATACACACAATACACTGGCCGCTGGAAGTATCTACTACAAAGTTATCTTGGCGGACAAGACTATCTTGAAGGTGCCAACCTAACGCACTATCAGAATGAAACATCAACAGACTACAACCAGCGATTGTTTGCCACTGGCTACGACAATCATGTGCAAAGCGTGATCAAAGTCTGGGGCAGTTTCCTTTTTCGCGAAGCACCAGAACGTGATCTTGGTAGTCTTGAGAACATGCCACAGACCCTGGACTTTGTGAAGGATGCTGATCTAGATGGTCGCAGTTTCAACCAGATCATGAAAGACATCACATGCTGGGCAGCAGTGTTTGGTCACTGCCATGTGATCATGGTCAAGCCCAATGTGGGTGCCCAAACCCTGGCTGATGAACTGGCACAAGGTGTGCGTCCCTATGTGAACATACTCACACCCTTGAGTGTGATTGACTGGGAATACGAACGCCAGCCCAATGGTCGTCAAGAACTGGTGTATTTCAAGTACATTGAAGACTTCAATGACAGTCAACGCACCATCCGTGAGTGGACCCGAGACTCAATCATGACCTACACTGTGAACATTGACAAGCGTGAGTTTGTGGGTGAACCCACATTTGAAATCAATGGCCTGGGCCGTATTCCTGTTGTGACTGTGATGAACTCAAAGAGTCCTGTGCGTGGCATTGGCGTATCAGCAGTCACAGACATTGCTGACCTCAACAGAATGATCTACAACATCAACTCAGAAATAGAACAAAGCATTCGCATTGATGGTCATCCAAGCCTTGTGAAAACTCCAGACACACAAGCAGGCATTGGTGCAGGATCAATCATACACATAGCAGACAATCTAGATCCAGGCTTGAAGCCATACCTGTTGGAATACTCAGGTGCTGAACTACGCAGCATGCTGGAAGTCAAACGCAACCTTGTGGAAGCCATTGACAAGATTGCCAACACAGGTGGTATTCGTCAGTTGGAAACTAGATCAGTTAGTGGTATTGCACTTGAGACAGAGTTTCAACTGCTTTCAGCCCGCCTGGCAGAAATGGGCGACAACCTAGAACTGGCAGAAGAACAGATCTGGAGTCTGTTTGCTGAATACCTGGGCATGCAGTATGATGGTCACACAGAATACCCCAACAACTTCAGCATTCGTGACGCTGAAAAGACCATGCAGAACCTGGCCACTGCCAAGGGTGCTGCCACTGATCCTGGCGTGTACAAGGTGATTGACTACAACATTCTTGAACTCCTGGGCGTGGAAGAACCAGCCAAGGTCTTGACCAATCAGGATGGCCTGCCTGCTGCTTATGTGCCTGCTTCAACACCTGGTGTGCCAGCAGGAGAGAACTGTGCCACGTGCAGTTACTATGACCCTATCACGTCAGGCTGTTCAAAGTGGGATGAAACAGTGAACCCTGTGTATTGGTGCAGAGCCTGGGAAGGCCGCATTGAAGAACAACTAGAAGAAATGGGCGATTGATATGCCAGTTCAGAGAGTACAAGGTCCCAATGGCAAGACAGGCTATCGTTGGGGCACCACAGGCAAGATTTACACAGGTCCAGATGCCATGGCCCGAGCAGCAGCACAAGGCCGTGCTGCGTATAGGTCAGGCTACAGACCACCACAAGGAGAGAAGTTATGATGAAGAACCAACCCGTAAACTACGGCAAGAAGAAGCGTCCAGGCCCCAAACCACGCTGATCTCATTGAGATAACTAAATATATTATACCTAAGAAAGGGCGATGCCACAATGTCAGATAATACATTGGTCACAGACATGGGAACTGATCCCGCAGACAACTCTGCAAATCAGGCCGCAAGCAAGACATTCACGCAAGACGAAGTCAACGCTATACTGGCAAGAACCAAAACTCAGATTGAGCGCAAGTTTGCCAGCCGATACGAAGACCTTGGAGATCCAGACGAACTACGTGCTCTCAAAACAGAAGCAGAACAGCGTCGTCAGGAACAACAACTCAAGCGTGGCGAGTTTGAAAAGACTCTGCAAGAACTTGCCAGCAAAAAGGATTCTGAAATTCAGAAACGAGATGCCATCATCCGTGAATACAAAGTCAACACACCTGTGGTCAGTGCTGCTGCCAAATACCGTGCAGTGAATCCACAACAGGTGCAGACCTTACTCACACAGAACCTACGCCTAAATGGTGAAGGTGAAGTAGAAGTCATAGATGTCAAAGGCATGGTGCGATACAACGATGCTGGACAGCCCTTGGCAGTAGAAGATCTAGTGCGAGAATTCTTAGATTCGAATCCGCACTTTGTGTCGGCTGCTCCAAGTACCACCAACTCAATGTCAAACATTAGAGGCGGTGGAGATGGTGCCAAAATTGATGTCTCGAAACTGAACATGAAGAATCCTGAACATCGTAAACTTTACGCGGAAGCCCGGACGGCTGGTCGCGTGTAATAGACAACCACATCAGGAGATAATATGTCTAACAATACCACAAACAACAGCGAACTGTTCGCCCCGTTGGTTACCCAGGCAGAATTTGCTGCTTACGAAAACTCAGTTGCTCGTCAGATCGTCACTGTGTTTGACGCACCCTTGAACACAGGTAAGATCCTGCAGGTTCCTGTGTGGTCCAGCATCACTGCTCAATTGATCAGCAATGAAGCCGCTGCCTCAGTGCAAGACACCAACACAACCAAGGCAGACATTACCCTGGCTGAGCACGTGGTGTATCACCAAGTCACAGACATGCTGCGTGACAGTGCTTACTACGACGTCATGAGCCAGTTGGGTGACCAATCAGGCCGTGCCATTGCTGAAAGCATGGACACACAAGTGTTCACACTGTTCCCAAGTTTTACACAAAGTGTAGGCTCTACAGGTGCTGAAGTCACTGTTGACTCAATCCTGCAGGCCGCTGCTACCTTGCGCAGCAACAAATTGACAGGTCCTTTCTTTGCTGTGTTGCACCCAAAGGTTGCATACAACATCAAGAAGCAATTGAGTTACTCTAGCCAGACCAACGTTCCTGCACTAAGCAACGTGGGTAATAGTGTACTAAGTGACTTCTACATTGGAAGCATTGGTGGCGTCACAATCATTGAAAGCAGCCTGCTCAGCATTGACACAGACAACGATTCAGTTGGTGCTGTGTTTGCTCGTAGTGCTTTGGGACACGCAATGCGTGGTGGTATCTCTATGGAAGCCACTCGTCAATCCCAGAACCGTGCTACTGATGTGACTCTGACTGCTGTTGCAGGTGCTCAGATACTTCAAGCCAGCCACGGTGTCAAGATCATTGGCGACGCTGCTCTGTAATCAGGATCTAGATCATGGCTTTCATTGAGTTTGGCTCTACAGTCCTAAGTTTCGCAACCAGCGATGATTTGCGTGAACTGGACCGTCGTTTGTTTGAACAAAATGAAGGCCTTGATGACGACTACCTGGATGATCAACTTGTGCGTAGCACTGCTCGTGTTCTAAGTCTACTGCGTGCCACTGACTGGTGGCAACAGTACTACATGACCATGAGCACCTCTGGACAACCCATAAACACTGCTGCTGATATTCCGCCCCTGGATCCTGCATTGATCCAAGCAAGACAGGATGACTTCACTGATCTCACCTGTTACTATGCTTTATTCAACTACATTCTGCCTCACGTTGCTGACTTCAGCAATGCGGATTCAGCAGAGGTAAAGAAAATGGGCTACTATGAGCAAAAATACAATGGGTTGTTTGGCGAATTGATCGTGGCCGGCGACTGGTACAACTTTGATGATGGTAGTACTATTACCTCAGCAGAGAAAATGCCTGGCGTCAGCAATCTAAGGAGAGTTCGATGAGATCTCAAGTTATTGATTACCTTGATCAAAACAAGGTTACTGGATACACAGTAACACAGGAACTGCCTTGGGACAGTTCAGGTGCGCCTTTGTATCTAAAGAACTTCAAGAGAATCTATGTCGATCGCGACCAAGTCGTCCAAGAACCTCTCATTGACACACTGGATGGTAATGGAGTCATAAATGAAACCACTACTGTGCGAGTGTATGTCACAACAGACGCAAAAACCGTTCCCTCAAATTTAGATACTTTGGTATCTGTCATCAAGGCTGCAAGACTGACCAGTGAGATCTCAGGGGTGACCCAGAGACTTGCACAGGTTGAAACTGACTTTGTTGGCGACGCTGTAGTAACACAATTTGATCTCAGTTGGAGACAACTGATCGTAAACCACTAAAAGGAAAAACAAAATGGCTTACATTTATCCAGCCCCGGGCGTAGC